TAATCGGAGGTAATCACATGATCAAGATGAAATTACAGCTATTTGCAGAAGAAGCCGGTGCCGCGAATTCGGGTACCGGAGCACCTGCACAGGTCACGACTCCTGCAACAGTCGGAACAGAAACGGAAGCAGCCGGAAAGACTTACACGGAAGCAGACCTTGACAAACTGTTTACCGAGCGCGGCGAAAGGTCGGGAACGGTAGCGATCAAATCCGTCTATCAGCAAATGGGTATGACAGAAGAAGAAGTTAAGCAGGCGGTTGAGAAATTCAAGACCGACAAAGCCGCTAAGGCAGAAGCTGATAAGGGTAACTTAACAGCTGTGCAGAAGCGGGCAGAGGAAGCAGAGTCAAAGCTGACTACCGCAGAGAAATCGGCCAATGCACGGATTATCAGCGCAGAAGCCAAAGGCGTTGCCAGAGACCTCGGTGTAAGCAAAGAGAGCATTCCTTATGTTCTTAAGCTTGCGGATCTCTCAAAGGTCACGGTAGATGCGAATGGAGATCCGGACAGCAAAGCATTGGAAGCCGCGATCAACAAAGTCCTGACAGATGTTCCCGCACTCAAGGGCACCGAGTCCGTTTCCGGATTCAAAGCAGGGGCTGACGGGAAAGGGAAATCAGACACAACAGAGGAACAGCTTGCCAACGCGTTTGGCATCAAGAAGAAAAAGGAGTAACAACACATGGCTATTAATTATGTAACCCAGTTTCAGACAAATCTCGATCAGAAATATGCGCAGGATCTTGTGACGGCGGATCTTGGTCTCAACGGCGCAAAGTTCATCAATGCCCAGACAATCCAGATCCCCACGGTATCCGTGACCGGGTACAAGGAGCACTCCCGCGCTGGTGGCTTCAAAGCTGGCACAATCGGAAACACTTATCAGGCCAAGACTCTTGCTCATGACCGTGATATCAGCTTTTTCGTGGACGCCATGGATGTCGAAGAGACAAATCAGGTTCTCTCCGCGGCCAATATCACGAACGTATTTGAGACAGAGCAGGCTATCCCTGAAACGGATGCTTATCGTCTCAGCAAGATCTTCTTTGACTACAAGACCACGTTCAACCAGACCACGGATACCACTGTTCTTACATCTGCCAACGTCCTTACCGTGTTCGACGGCTGGATGGAAGAAATGGACGACGCCGGTGTGCCTGAAGATGGCCGTATTCTGTATTGTTTACCTGCTGTGCAGACATTGATGAAGAACGCTTCACAGGTCGCACGTCAGATCACGGCAGACGGATCCGCCGACGGGGCCATCAACCGCACAGTCAGAAACCTCGACAATGTCAAGATCAAAGGCGTTCCGTCTGGGCGTTTCAAGACCGCTTATGATTTCACAGAAGGGTTCGTGCCGGCTGTTGGTGCTTTGCAGATGAACATGATGCTCGTGCATCCTAAGTCTGTCATCGCTGCCGATAAGCACAGCGCAATTTATCTGTGGGCTCCTGGCTCTTCTGCTTCTGCAGGGGATGGATGGCTCTACCAGAACCGCAAATATGGTGATCTCTTCCTTTTGGCTAATAAGCTGGACGGCATCAAGATCAACAACGTTGCAGCTGTATAAGAAGGAGGTAGTTCATGCTTTATGCAGTTAAGGCCAATAAAGAGCTGAAGATTGAGGAATCCGAAAAAGCTGCTATGCAGAAACAGGGTTTTGATATCGTATCGGCTGATGACAAGGGCAAGCGAGAAACCGTCGCATACGGCGCGGGGAAAACCATGCCGGCCGATAAGTATGCAGAACTCGAGAAGAAGAACGAAGCTCTTGAGAAAGAACTCGCGAAGCTGAAGAAGTCGGCAAAAGAAGCGAAGGAATGAGGTGACCGGGAATGAGCGCATATGCAGATTTGACTTTTTATAAAGACACTTACGGCGGCACGGTCATTCCCGATGTTGATTTCACCGCGGCAATGATCCGGGGAAGCCGTGAAGTTGACCGTGCCGCGTCTTTCAAGATCGGCATAATCGACTGGCCGGAATTCACACGTAACCAGATCAAGTTAGCAGCCTGTGCTCAGGCCGAATACGATTACCAATATGGAGAGCTTGCCCAGGCTATGAACGCAGTGGGAAGCTACTCCATTGGTGATATCTCTGTGTCCTCCTCACAGGGCGCCGGGCTCGTAACAGGGTCCGGCATCTCGGTGGAGGCAGAGGCGTATCTACTGCCTACAGGGCTTCTTTATCGGGGGGTGTGATCCATGAATGGAAAACTACCCTACTTAAGTATCTGGGATGTTACGCCGTGCTCCATTGCGATCAAAGGCGGGCTATCAGAGGATGGTGAATCTATTGACCTGGCTTCATGGTCCGGGAAGGTCAATTATTCCGAAAAGGCAAAGCGTGTACAGGATAAGGACGGTCGTTGGGTTCAACTCGCAGCGGTAATTCACGTTAAGGGAGACATTATACCAGGCGTGCAGTTCACGGGAGGCATTGTGACAATAACCGGTTTTCCCACGCGAACTATTACGGGGTATTCAAGACCGAGAAACCCGGACGGGACAGTCAACCATACGAGATTGGAGCTGATGTGATGGGAATCATTGTCACAGCAGAATTCAAACCGAATGCAGCGTTCTTTGCCGATCTTGAAAAGGCAATTCCCATTGCTATTGAACAAGCGGGCGAGGCGGTTCGCGGTGACCTGATAATTAGTCAGACAATGCCTTTCGACAAGGGCACGTTGCAAAATGAAAATACTTTCCTTGCTCCTGTCATAGACAGCAAGACACGCTTGATAACCATGGGTCCTCAAGCGCGAAGGCTGTACTATAATCCGGACTATAATTTTCAGCGAGGTAAGAATCCGAATGCCGGTGCGAGGTGGTTAGATCCGTATCTGGCTGGCGGGGAGAAGGAAGGCAAGTTTCGGGAATATTTTGCAAAGTTTATGAAGAAAGAGCTGGGGGTATGAAGAATGAGCACTGTAACAGTCAAGCAAGTCATAGCATGGCTCAAAATTCAGGCTCCGGGCGTTTCGTTTTTCAATTCGTGCATCGACAAGAATCTCACAGAATGTGTCGGAGTTTATGCCAGGAAGAACGGTCCTGAACAGCCGAAGGCTATAGGAGGTAGATCCTCTTACGGTATCAAGGCTATTACGGTTCTAGTCCACTGGGCAACAAATTCCGATACATGCGAATGTAAAGCGCTTGAACTGCAAGAACTTTTCAGAGCGGCCGGATCGTCTGAGACAATCGGAACGACATCCGGTTATTTTATTTCCCTGATTGATCCGGTGAGCGTCGGAACGGATAGTCTGGGTATCTTTGAATATGTCTTCGACGTCAATTTTTATTACAGAAAGTAGAGGTATAAAATATGTCACTTACAGCAGGAGTATTCCCGGTTTTTGATATTGTTTTCGAAGTTGATACTACTTCCAGAGGCGCGATACCTACCCTTGTGGCCATTGCCGACATGGAGACTTTCGAGCCTTCCATCGACGGCAAGGTACAGGAATGGACTCCCATGGACACACAGGGATGGATCCGCCGGTTAATGACCGGAAAAGGCTTTTCCATCAAGCTTTCAGGTAAGCGCAACGTCGGGGATCTCGGCAATGACTACGTTGCAGGGCTTGCATATCAGACAGGTATTGCCTGTTCAAGCGCGGCCAGCATTGAGTTTCCGGACGGAGCTTCGCTGGCATTCGACTGCATTATCAATGTTTCAAAAGATTTCGGCGGCGGCTCTACCGACGTATCCGCTCTTGATTTTGAGTTATTGAGCGACGGCAAGCCGGTTTACACGCCGGCAGTTTAACAGGTATTTGAGGAGGTACAGAGATTATGGCTAAGTTTATTGATATTTCGGCACGGTTGGACGATGCAAAACCGGGAATCATTATTGCACCCGGAGAGCAGTACGAGATCAACGATGACAAGAACAATATCATCAAGATGAACCTGGCTATTAAAAAAGCTGGGTCCGAATTGGACGGCATGACAATTGCCCTGGGGATGCTCTTGGGTGATGACAAAGTTGCCGAGATTGAAAAGAATCATCCCGGCATGACAACGCGACTGGGAACGATCAAACAGCTCTTTGTCGGAGCGATGTCCGCCATTAACGGTGAATCACCGGATGAGGTGGAGAAACGATTTCGCGATACAGTCTCAAAATGAATCATGGTATGACTTATTAGAGGACTGGGATCTGATCGAATCAAGCTTCGCGCAGCAGTATGGAATAAGGCTGCGGCGCGAGGTTATGTGCTGGAATGAATTCTGCACCTTACTGTCCGGTATTGGCCACGAGACGCCCTTAGGGAACATCGTTTCCATACGGTCGGAAAAGGATCCGGAGAAATTAAAGAATTTTGGTTCGGAGCAGAA